AGCACCTGTCAGTTTGCTTGAAGTTAAAGTTGAAATTCTAGCGTCTGCTACTGTTCCAGTTAAATTTCCTGCAGGTAATGAAGTTAAATTTGCTCCACTAGCTGTAGGTAATGTAGCAGGAAATCTTGCATCAGCTACTGTTCCTGAAAGTTTAGTAGCCGCTACATCATTAACGTCTGCATCAACAATAGTGCCATCTGCTATTTTAGCAGTTGTAACCGCACTATCAGTTATACTTCCTGTTTTAATTTTTGATAAGGCCATATTTTAATTCTCTCTCTTATATTTATATTATCTTATATTTATATTATTTATTCATCTGAATCGGTTGACGGATTGTAATTTTTAGCATCCGCAAATGTACTGATTGTCGTAGTAAATCCGAAGTCATCACCAGCACTTGCTGTTGTAGGATCGGGAACTACAATAATTCTTTCTTCTCTTCCTTCAGTTCCAGTAGTATCCGTGTACATATCAGCTGTTGTTTCCTTAATAACTTTACCTGTGTGTATTGGTCCATACAGATAAGTCTTTGCTGTAAAATTTAATGTATAATTAACCGTTCGTCTATTCGCAAATGATCCATCGTAAATATCTTCATAACTAACATTATTTAGAATAATCGGAACATCTCTTTTAATATTTAGTTCGGGAATAATATTGACGGTAACGGTATAGTCAGGTTGAAAATAAGGCAGTATTTGTTCTATAATTTGTAGTCCACCTTCAGCTGATGAAGTAAAACTATATAAATTAAAACTTATATTATAAGGCACAGGTGAATAATTATAATCCATTCTATCACTTGTACCTGTTTTAACTGCTCTAAACTTTTTAACTCTTTGCAATTTTCTACTAGAGTCATAAGCAATCCCAGCAATCTCAAACCCCATACGAGGTAATGTTATTGCAACTTGTCTTTCTGCAAGGTCTGCTTGTTGTTCTAATCTTGCTAAAAACTTTTCTCTAGGAGAATATGCTAAAGGAACTTTAATACTTTGTATTGTATTACCACTACTATCTTTTCGTTGTATAACAATATTATTAAAGATTGTTCCAAATCCTATAACTAATCGTCTTAATGTTTGATGATAAAAATGAGTTCCTAACATATCTAAAATCCTTCGTCAACTTCTCCAAATGGGTTTCGTTCTGTGAAATCTAAAATATCATCCGAAGTGGATTCTGTATCAAATCCTGCCTCTGATTCAAATGCTGTATTATCAGCTGCGTCTTTAGATTGTGTTTCAATACTAAATTCTTCTCCGATAAAGTAATGTGTCCCATATTCTGATTCCATTTGTAATGAACCACTACCATCTTCAAGTGATGTTTTATAATTAAGCATATCCATTGACCGACCATCTTCCAACGTATCAAGTTCGGATATACCTGTATCAATTTTTTCGGATGCGTATTCAAATCTAGTGACTCTTAATTTATAAACTGGTAAGTTATTTAATTGGAAGAATGGTTCTTGGTCTTCCACAAATAGAATTTCAAAAAAGGACTTCATCAAAGGTAGATAAATTAAATCACCTTCGTTAGGTCTTCCAACTGCTATAAGATTTGCATTGCTGGATACTAATTCTTCAAATCTACGTTTAGAAACAACAAAGGTTGTATCTTCTCTTATTTCTAAACCAAATTTGCTCATCAACTCAGCTTCACCTTGGAAGCTATCGCCTTCAAAGTACATTTCTATTAGATATGCTGTGTTGAATTTGCTTAGTGTATCTTCATTGAGAATCAAATCTCTATTGATTAATTTTCTCGGAAGATAATAGCAATCGTGGCCGTGTATTTGTATATTCTCGGATATTAAATCTTCTAATAACCTTTTCTCACTTGTAGTGCCACCTCGCTCAAAAAATACATTAGTTGGCATTAGGTTAACCTATCATATAATCTACTGGCGTTTCAAATTGTTTCTTAATGTCCTCTTCTAGTCTTTCAATATCCTGAAGTGCTTGATTATAGAGTTCCGCACCATTGAGAGTCACTCCTCCCATCATTGCTACTCCATTAAACTTACTTAAATTACTTCCCCATTGTTTTTTAAACAATGCAGCTACATACCGTTTCAAAAACATATCATTATAAACATCGGTATTGGTAGTTGGATCCAATCTTCTATAACACTCCATAACTACAAATTCACCAACATCAATATCGTGTTTCCAATCCATATCAATATACAATCTGTTATTGTGCATATTAAATCTAATAGGTTTTTCTCCTACTAGTATATGGTCTAAAAAATCTAAATGTCTTAGCACCATATCATAATGAATAATAGATGTTGAAGAAAAATCATATAAGTCATTTAATCTTAATTGATAACGTATATCAAACATATTCATAGAGTGTCGGTCAGATAAAGGGAAGATTCGAGTGACCGCTAATACGGTTTCAGGAACTATGATATAATTATTTTGTTGTGTGTAAGTAGTAGTCACACCTCCCTTGGTCGCTGAAAGAGTAGAATCACCTTCTACACTTTTCATACGAGTCTTGTCAGCTTCAGTAAATTCATATTTGAGATAACATCTTTCAACACCATCGTAATGGTATTGAGCAAAATATTGCAACGCTTCATCAAGTCTATCTTCTAACTGGTCATCATCCACGTTAATGTCAATGACTGGTTGACCAAGATTTCTTAATGCGTATTGTTTTAATGTTTCTCTACTAGATGGTTCTGCCATAGATTACCCTTGTTGTTCTAGCATATTTATACTATCCCAAAGCAAGAGCAAAGGCAATTGATTGAGATGATGTTGCTTTTGCGTTTAATTGTGTTTGAACGTTTGAAGATACACCATTTAAATATTGATATTCAGCATTTGATATTGATCCATCAGCAATTTTAGTTGCGTCTATAGCTGCAGCTGCTTTAATATTTGCATTTGCAATATTTGATAAACTATTTCCTGTTCCATCTACATCAAAAGTTTTATTTGTTAATGTTGTTGTTGAAAGACCTGTTATAAATGATGAATTTGAATTATCATAATTAGCAAGGTCATTATCTACTACAAAATCTACCGTACCATCTGAATCTTGGTAAGTAACCGCAATTAATGTTTCGGTGTTGCCTGTAAGCATTGCACCAATAATATCTTGTCTTACTTCATCTGTAGTTTGTGCGTCCACATAAGCTTTAATTGATTGTTGACTTGCTAAATGTGTTGCTGAATTTGAAGCAAAATCATCTTCATCTTTTAAAGCATTTGTAATTCTAGCATCCGCTCTTGCATTAGTGAAGTATAAATTAGAACCTTCAGTTATTTCATCGGTATTATCTTTAGTTAAAATCTGTGCATCAACATAAGCCTTGATTGATTGTTGTGTTGCTAATTGGGTTGCACTATTTGAACCCATAGCGTCTTCATCTAATATAGCACTACCAGAAACACCTGTATTTAAAACAGGACTTGTTAATGTTTTATTAGTTAAAGTTTGACTTGCAGTTAATAATGTGATTGCAGCTGTATTAGATAAATCTGTTGAAGCAATTGTTATGTTACCAGTACCATCAAAACTTTGACCAGCGATTGTTCTAGCAGTTGCTAATGCTGTAGCAGTTCCAGCTAATCCTACTGCTATATTAGCAGTACCATCAAATGATGTACCACCAATTGTTCTAGCGTTTGCTAATGCAGTTGCTGTGTCAGCATTTCCTGTAATATCACCAGTAATATCACCAACAAACGCTGTTGATGTAATACTTGTCGCACCAGTAACGACACCGGCATCAACTACTATCGTTCCATCAAGTACAATTTGTTGTCCTGATAATGGTGTAATCGTTAAATCTGTTCCGGCAGTAGAAGAAATATCATTGCCGTTTATAGTTATATTATCAACTGAAAGTGTTGTTAAAGTACCTAATGAAGTAATTGCACTTTGAGCCGCTTGTGTAACTGTTAAAGCAGTACCAGATGTATTACCAGTAACATTACCAGTTACATTACCTTCAAGGTTTGCAACTAATGTACCAACTGCATATCCTGTACCAGACGTATTTACAGTAGTTGTTGGTGCCGCTTGAAGGTCTTTAAATAATTTCCATTTGCCTGAATCATTAGCATCTCTAAACAGTCCTGAATATAAATCTTGTGAACCACTTGTGTCATATAATCCATATAAACCAATATCAACTACATCGGCTGAATCATTACCAGACGCCGCTATAATTAATGGATCCTCTACGGACAATGTTGCGGTATTAACTGTGGTAGTATCACCCGAAACCGTTAGATTGCCAGATATTGTTACATCATCTGGAAGACCGATTGTAATTGTTCCCGAACTCTCGGCAACTGTAACTTCATTTGATGTGCCTGAAAAAGTAACTGTATCACCAAGAGATGTTGCGGTTGAGTTTGAACCATCACTTACAGTAATAGTTGAATTAGCAAGATGAATATTATCAACAGAACCATCAACGTACTGGTCTGAATCAACAGAATTAGCACTCATATGTATAAGGTCTATTGAACCATCAACGTACTGGTCTGAATCAACAGAATTAGCACTCATATGTATAAGGTCTATTGAACCATCAACGTACTGGTCTGAATCAACAGAATTAGCTGACATATGTTCGTTGTCAATACTACCAGCTGCATAATGTTCTGAATCTATAGCGTCATCAGCTATCTTTGTTCCGTCAACTGAATCAGCTGCTAAGTGAGCTAAATCAATTGAACCGTCTGTATAATGTTCTGAATCTATAGCGTCATCAGCTATCTTTGTTCCGTCAACTGAATCAGCTGCTAAGTGAGCTAAATCAATAGAGCCATCTACATACTGGTCAGAGTCAACAGAATTAGCTGACATATGTGTAAGGTCGATAGCGCCTGTAGTAATTTCTGCGGAATCAACCGAGTTTGCACCAAGAGTGATAACACCGGTATCACTTATAGTAGCATCACCCGACATAGCCGCATCTCTCCACGTTGATGTACCTGTGTCATATAACAACAGCGAACCATCGGCTGCTGATGTAATATTAACATCATTATCTTCAGCAAGTGTATTCTCAGCACCAATTTGAGAATCTACATACGCTTTAATACTTTGTTGTGTTGCTAATTGGGTTGCACTATTTGAACCCATAGCGTCTTCATCTAATATAGCACTACCAGAAACACCTGTATTTAAAACAGGACTTGTTAATGTTTTGTTTGTAAGAGTTTTTGATGTACCAGAAAATAAAGTATCTAGTTGAGATAGTAATACTCTACCTTCAGTACCACCATCAGATAATAATATCTTA